TATGTTCAGCGGATTTGCTGCCGCTATAGCATTTATAGCTGGGTACTGGATGAAATAATGCCAGCAAAAAGTAAAAAACAATTAAAGTTTATGCAAGCCGTGGCTAATAATCCTAAGTTTGCTAAGAAAGTTGGGGTGCCTACTAAAGTAGGTAAAGAGTTTACTAAGGAGACTGAAATGAAATACGGAAAAGGCGGTAGAGTTAAAAAGGGTTACCATAAAATGCCAGACGGCACGGTTATGAAAGATTCAGCTCATAAAATGAAGCATGGCGGTATGGTAGGTAAATGTAAACGGGACGGCATTGCTGTCCGTGGTAAAACTAAAGCGGGGAGATAATTATGGCAGCAGATCCATTCAGCGAAATTAAAAAAGCAAAAGAAGAAGCAAAAAAACGAAGAGAAGGCAAAATTATTAAAACTAATTCTGCCAATACGGAGCTTGAAAAAGCTAAAGCTCAAAATAAAACATCAAGAAGAGTCAAAGATTCTTTAAAACTTGAACAAGAAAAAGCGCTAAGTAAAACAGACAAGTTTAAAAAAATTAATCCTGCTTCTAAGGAGTTTGAAAAAGCTAGACGAGAAGCAAATATTAGAAGGTATAAAAGAACTCAACCTGAAGTTAAAGCAAAACCAGCTCCTAAACCAGCTCCTAAACCAGCTCCTAAACCAGCTCCTAAAAAGGCCGAAAGAGCTAAAGGTTCAGAAGGATTTAAGCCTACTAAAACAGATATAGGCCCTAATATGAATAAGGTTAATAAACCAGACGCTAAAGCGGACACTCGTTCAACAATGGAAAAACTATTTGGTGCTAGTGAAGAACGCCGTCAAATGGGTAGAGACCTACAGAAAAAAGCTCAAGCTTCTATGGGTTTCAAAAAAGGTGGCTCAGTTAAATCACATCGTGGCGATGGTATCTGCAAAAAAGGTAAAACAAGGGGCCGCATGGTATGATGAAATGTAGAGGCATGGGCAAAGCTATGAAGCCTATTGCTTTTAAAAAAGGTGGCGCTGTAAAAGATGCTTGCTACAAAAAAGTAAAAGCTCAGTATAAGGTATTTCCAAGTGCCTATGCATCTGGTGCTATTGCTAAATGTAGAAAAAATAAAGGAAAATAATGGCAGTTCGCAAGACAGCTAAAGGCGCTGCATTAAAACGCTGGTTTAAAGAAGATTGGAAAGATGTAAGAACCGGTAAAGCCTGTGGTCGCAGTAAAGGAGAGTCTCGAGGTACTCCTTATTGTAGACCTAGCAAACGTGTGTCTAGTAAGACTCCTAAAACATCAGGAGAAATGACTACCGCAGAGAAACGCTCGCGAATAGCGCAAAAGAAAAGCTTGGGGCAACCTGCAGGTAAACCCCGTAGAGTTGCGTCTCTTAAACGAAAAAAGAAATAGGAGATAAATATGGAATGGGATTGGGAACACTGGGCTGCACTTCTAGTCTGGACATGGGTATGGGATAAATGGGTATCTCATCATTGGTACGATGTCTGGTCATGGATGAAAAGCATGTGGAGTTAATAAACCTTAAGTAATGGATTTCAACAAGATTATAATAAGTTTGATTCCGTTACTATTAGTAGCTATGTGGTGGGTTGTGGATTCAATAAATACGATTAATAGAGATGTGGAATTAATAAAATCTCATTTAACACAGCTCATCACCCCTGCGGGGCAAGTAATACCTTCTACTGATAATTTAGTAGAAAGGCAGAAATTAAAAGAAGCATTAATAGAAAATATACACGGTTTAGATATTAGACTAAAATTAGTAGAAGAAAGATATATAACGGGTAATTCGTGTGGTGGCAAAATGTATTCGGACTGGCCTTGCATGAATGCAGAAGGCTGTATAAAACTAGGAAAATAAAATGGCAACTTCAGGAACAACAACATTTAATCCAGACCTCAACGAGATTGTAGAAGAGGCATTTGAACGATGTGGCGCTGAACTTAGAACTGGATACGACTTACGAACTGCAAGACGTAGTTTAAATTTACTCACGGCTGAGTGGGCTAATCGCGGCATCAATTTATGGACAATTACGACAGGCTCCATTTCACTTGTTGCAGGCACCGCTACTTATAATTTGCCAACCGATACGATTGATTTAGTTGACCAAGTTATTCGTACAGGTTCAGGCACGACACAATCTGATTTAAGTATATCTCGAATTGCCGTTCCGACGTATGCTACAATACCAAGTAAAAATGATACAGGAAGACCTATACAAGTTTATATCGATAGAAAAACGACTACACCGACTATAACTTTATGGCCTATTCCTGATAGTGTTACACCATATACTTTTGTTTATTGGTATATGAAACGTATTGATGACGCTGGAACCGGAGTTAATACACAGGAAATACCGTTTAGATTTTATCCCTGTTTAATTGCAGGACTAGCCTATTATCTCAGCTTAAAGATACCGGGTGCACTTGAAAGAATGGCAATGTTAAAACAAGAATATGAAGAACAATGGATGTTAGCATCTACTGAAGATAGAGAAAAGGCTGATTTAAGACTTGCACCCCGTCAGCAATTTCTATAAGGGATTATAATGAGTAATCGATTTACTGCCGGGAAAAAAGCAATTGCGGTATGTGATAGATGTGGCTTTCAAGTTAAACTGAAAGAGCTTAAAAATCTATACATTAGAACTACAGATACAAATATAAAAGTTTGTAAAGAATGTTGGGAACCCGACCAACCGCAAAACATGCAAGGCATGTATCCTGTAGAAGATCCACAGGCGTTACGTGATCCACGACCTGACGGAAGTTTTGGAGTTGCAGGTGAATATAGTAGTCGGCAAATTCAATGGGGTTGGGATCCAGTAGGACTTAATAATCCTCTGGGATTAGAAATAGAAGATGATTTAGAAGCGACTGGTCAGGTTGGCACAGTTACTGTAACAACAACTTAGGAGTATAATATGAACAACGATAGAAAAGGATGTAAACCAAGCTATAAACAGCCTCAACCAGGGCCCGCAGTAAACTCAAATGGCTACCCTGAAACGGATGTCAAGACAGAAGGTGTTGTTACTCGTGGTAATGGCGCAGCAACAAAAGGTACAAAAGCCCGCGGCCCAATGGCGTAAGGATAGATAATGAACTACACACAATTAGTAGCGGAAGTACAAAGCTACACTGAGAATCAGTTCAGTACGGCTGATATTGACACCTTTATTCAGCAAGCAGAAGAGCGCGTATTTAATACTGTGCAGATTCCTGACGTAAGACGTAATCAAGTGGGAACTACATCGACGGGTAATAAATATTTGTCTGCGCCTTCTGATTGGTTAGCAACTTATAGTATAGCTGTGATTGATAGTAATAATGAATACACTTATCTTTTAAATAAAGACGTTAATTTTATTAGGGAGTCTTTCCCAGACACAGATTCGGCTTATTATGGTAAGCCTAAATATTACGGAGTTTTTGATGATAACACATTTATTATGGGGCCTACACCAGACGATAATTATACTGTTGAGCTTCACTATTTTTACTACCCTACTTCTATTGTCACTGCTGGCACTAGCTGGTTGGGCAATAATTTTAGTAGTGTGTTATTGTATGGAACTTTGTTGGAAGCAGCTGCATACATGAAAGAAGAACCCGATATTATTGCAAATTATACACAACGGTACACGGATGCATTATCTATGATTAAACAACTAGGTGATGCTAAAAATAGAATGGATGCTTATCGAGATGGACAAGTAAGGTATCCAGTACAATAACGAGAGGAAAAGTATGGATAATCAAGGCACAATACTTGATGGAGAAGTAAAAGTTATAACAACAAGCGGGCGAGGATTTACACCCGAAGAACTTGCGGACAGAGCACTAGACAAAATTATGTATGTCAGCAAAGATGCTAACCCTCTCATTAGAGATCAGGCAGAAGCTTTTAAGCACTATATCAGAGAAGTTCTGGTTAAGTACTTAAAACAAGCGGTTCAATCAGACCGCACAACAATAGCGAATAAACTGCGAGAAGCGGGGCATTCTGAATTAATTAAACTTTTGGAGACTTAACATGGCAATTTCCCAAGCAATGGCTACGAGTTTCAAAGTTGA